TTTCTAATTGCGCCAATACGACCTGGGCGATTGCCTGTTGGGGGGAATCTACGCTTAATGGTAGCTGGATAATATCGTTATTTATATTACTAGCTGCGCCAAATCCGCCTATACTGGTTGAGTCCAACAGGAATTGAGGAACAGCCACAATTACATCAGAAGAATTAGAAAGGTTAGGCGCTACAGCAAATCCAGTTGGCTCTGGGATTGTACTTGGAGTTCCTTGGATTATAAAATAGGTTGCGGGAAGTACAGTAACAGGTTGTTGTGGATCAACATAACCTGTAGGCCCATTTCCATTTTGATCGACCGGTGTAAGTATTCCGAGTGGAAGTGCTCCAAGACTAGGCCCACTATCTTTAACCCTAAAAGCGCCATTGTTTCCAAGTGTTGCTCCAAAGGCATCACCAATTGCTGAAAGTCCTTGTGTACCAATTGGACCGGCTCCAGGAGTTGTGCTCAGATCCGTAGGGGGTCCCCAACTCTGATCGTATCGTACAAAACCAGAACCCGTACCAATCCAGAAATACTCAATCCCGTTTATTGTTCGAGAGAAAATTGCGCCGACAGAATCCGACAGTGTCGCAATCTTTTTTTGTCCATCAACAAGTCCGAGAACTCCTAGCTTGTCAATGACAAGATTATCCATCCGAAGGAGAGAATTCGGATCTCCGTTAATCGCATCTTCAGATGGATTCCAGCCGCCCGGCCAGTTTATTTTGGTTAGGTTCAAGATGTCGTATCCCCAAATTTAACTTGATCCGATGCCGCTACAGTCAAGTGCTGAGTTCTCAGGCTACCGCCCGGAGATACCACGTTTTTGGTAAACAATCCATTCAAAAAAACTCCGCCTTCCTGGGAATACATAAAGGCGATTATACGAATTTTCTGAGCGTAAGACAAGAGATCCCAAAAGACAAGAGAGGGTTGGCTGTCGATATAACTCCAACGGGGACGCCCGATAACTGTTTGAAATCCAAGCTTATCAATTACCTTTATTGTTATCTCGATTGGGTCCCCAAGAAGTCTTGCAGTAAAATAAGTTTTACTATCAATGATAAACCCCTCCCCCTGCGCGTAATCGGTCCCTTCAATCAGTCCAGCTTCTTTGGCTACATCGGTTGTAAAAGCTGTTGGATTATTATTTCTATCAGTTCGGTACAACATCATTGAGATACCTCCTTAAATAGGGAACAGGATTTGAGAAAAGGGCTGCTTGACAAAGATCAACAAGTACCAACCCGTCACTTAGATGTTGACCAATAGGGAAGGCGCTGTGTTGTGTAGAATCAAAAAGACTGAAACTGTCGGCGGCCAATTCTGTCAAAGCTAGAAAGTTATTTACTAGCGTGGCCACGGCGGCATCAGATAGCCCCAATCCATCTAACACAGACATAGCCTGCCCAAGGGCTACCGCGTCCGAAAGACTGAGGCTATCAAATATCGCTAGCTGGCCAATACCTACAGAATCAGAAAGACTAAGACTGTCGCTGACAGCTGTTACATAAGGAGCAAAAGACGCTACACGATCTGACAATGTCAGACTACCAATCACACCAAGTGAGGCTACAAATAAGGAAACATGAACAGAGTCTGATAGGGCCAATCCTTCGCTTGTTGATCCTGGCAACAACCGATTATTGACAGTAAGACCAAGAATTAATTTCTCACTATCTGATAGACTAAGACTATCAAACGAGCCAAATCCCCAGGCATCCAGCAAACTATCGCTGAGGCTAAGCGTGTCGGCAACTGACTCAGTTATGCTAGACATTTATAATCTCAATGAAAGAGCCATTCACAGTCCCGCGAACAAGAGAACACATATACTCAGAAGATAGGGCCGGGTGGAGGTTAAATGCGATTTTAGAGCCAATCTTACTCACTCGTTTCCATTCCTTGAGATGTCGCTCAAGGTCAAGAACAGAATCAGACACAACAACAAAATCAAATTCGGCAGTTTCAAAGGGAAGGTTGTCGTAACTAACACGATAGTCAGCTTTCTGATCAGATTCCTGCGAACAGCGCACAACACAATAAGAATCGTCATTGAGTGGGATCTCGGGTCCCAGCATCAAACACCTCTTATCTTTCGTCGCACCTTTTTGTCTCATTGGCAAAGAATCTTTGGGCAGACTCCAGGATCTTCCGCTATACACGTCGTGATGAGTACATACGATACTAGCGTCACAGAAAATCCTACCACCCACATCTCGCACTTTTTTAAGAAAGTAAAGATCCTCGGTCCAAGACTCAACCTTATTTTTAGCATCGATAAACCCATCTTCCTCAATTGTTAGAAAATATGGCTCCTCTAGGCGGTTAAAAATAGCCGTTCTAATAAGCGTGCAATCCATTCCGAGTCCACTACACTCAAAGAACTCTCCAATTTTCCAGTCCCAATAAGAACCTGCACCATTTTCAACGAATACCAGAGGCGCTGGCGGATCAGCCTTCGCACAGTATACGCCGCCCACCACATCGACATCAGGCATATTTTCCATCCGATAGATAAGTTGACGAAGAGTATGGGGGGGCGCAACGACATCATCCCCCAGAAAAAATAAATATTTGCAGCCACGAGCCATTGCAGCCTTAGCCAACGCATTGCGGGCATAGCCAATCTCCTTTCCGTAGACAATATTAAAATCGACATTATAGTTAATCGGAGGACTCATACTCTTGAAATTGAGCGCCCATTCCAGCGGAACCGGGCGGCCAAGAGTAGGAATACCGATCATCAGAGTAGGACCGACGTTATGTTGGACTTGCAAGAAAAGCTCCTAAGCAGCGACAAGAAAACTAATAAAGAAAAACATCAATCCGAGAGCAATTGCTGAGTGACGATAAGGATCGCCTAACGGAATACCAAGCGCCCCAACTAACTCGCAAACTATCGCGATTACGAGTAAAACTGTGTGTCCGTTCATTTGTCTTTCTCCTTCTCTTTTAAAAACTCTTTTTCAGCTTCTTTGTCAGACTCTTGTTCAGCTATTCTACGCTTCTTTTCTTCCAGAATCCCCCTGGCAAAAGCGGCATCTTCTGTAAGTTTAAGCAACCGCTCTAACTTACCATCCAGCTCGACTTTCATTATCTCAACCTTATTTGCAATAGCATTAGTCTTTATGTAAGTTGCTATAGCCCCAAAAAGAGCGCCCGAAGCAACTATTACATTACTCCAAAAAGGCGTCACAATGAATCTGCTGGTTAACCCTGGGTCCATCATCATTCTTTTGTCCTAACCTGAAATCGTGTACGAGATCGTCAATGTGTTTGACGTTGTTTTGGAGAAAGAAGTAAATGTTGCGTGACCAAGAAGAGTGGCACTGTTCGCGCCGGAAGAATTGAACAATCCACATTCGCCAATTGTCGTGTTACCGATGTTTGATGCAAAACTAGCTTGTGCTTGCCAACTCGGTGGATTAACTGTAAGTGTAGAAGTGACCCAAGTTCCAATTGCAACTCGTGTAACTTCGCTGCCGAGCAGAACATCGCCTGTGGCTGGGGCAACTGTGGAAGTTCCAATTGCGAGCCAACCAATTGCCTGAGCAGTTACCTGGTTGACAGTTTGTAATTGTCCAAGTACCCAACTTCGGCCCTGGGTAACGACAACGTTCTGCACAATCCGCTCCTCGATCAAATTTCCGTCCAGATCGTTTAGAGCAATTCGAAGTGATCCACGTAACCGGAAAACTCCTGAAATCTGTTCCTGTTCCATCGTTTCTCCTAGAAATTCACTCTCTCAAAGTTACTTGGTAACATCGGGCGCGGATACCGAAATCCATCGATACTCAGCATCCCGTCATCAATTGCATACTTTTTGCCCACAAAACACCCTTCGTTAATTACCCGAAACTGTCCAATCAGGAAATTCCATTTCATCTGATAATAGCTGGCAGCCTTAAGATCCTGGCCCTTACCCTCAGAAGCAAAAGCTTTCCATAGTACATAGGCTTTTTGGGTACGTCGCAAAACATACCCTGGAATTGAAATAGTAGGAATAGCATTAGTAGTATCAGGCTCGCGATAATAATCCACAATACAACTCGGAGTATTAACCTGTGGAGCGTAGACGTTAGGCTCACCAGAGGAACTAAACGACTCATCTGGAGTAGGGTAGAATCTGATATCATACGGATTCGTTGGGTGCATCGCATAATAAAGTGGGCGACTCTGAGAAGTCTCGACATTCGCAGGACTCCCGGCGGCTAGGAATACCGTGGCCGGTCCCAACATTGTCAATTCTTCCCAATTCTCGGCATCCAGACTCTTTCCGCGCCAGGTAATTCGGCGAACAGTTCGCACATAACTTGGCAGAGTTACAACACTAACTCCCTGAGTTGTTGGAATACACTCGCGTGCATAAATACAATTCACCTCAATTGCAAGCTGGCCGATAGCATCGGCGGCCCAAAGCGCAAGTTGTGCGTCTGTCCAAATCATCGGAGACTCAAGGTACGATCTCTGTTTCTCTGCGATCGCATAAGTACACGAAGAGCCTCAAGCTGGGCGGCATAAGTTTTAAACTCTGCTTCGGCTTTTCCCCATTCCTGGGCTTGTTCCCAAAGATCGGTAATTGAGTAAGATTCCAGCGCTATAAGATGTTCATCGGGTATTGGGATAACAGTCGCATCAACAAGAGTGGGCGCGGCGGCTCGGTAAAACACGAACATATTCCCGTAGGCTGGCGCGCCAGGTTTCATATAAATCGCCATATATCGATGGTTAACAGGGCTAAAGTAATAAGGAGTCCCGTAAGCAACGTCCCAATCAATGCGTACCTGATTAAATTTTTTGAGACTTTGAGGATACATCCAGCGACGAATAGTATTATTCCAAACAGCCACAACGCCAATATAATCAGGAAGAAGCGTAAGTAGATCATAATAGGTTGTGTACTCCGTAAAAGGAATACTGGCCGATTTGTAGATACATCCAGTAAATGCGCAGACTTCGTCAACTCCGTCTTGCAAGCTATCGTTAAGACTCTGCGTATCATAATACGTAGGGTTGTTAAAGAATGATTGCAGGCGAACTTGTAAGTCTACACGAGTGCTCATCTGAGTAAACCTAGCTCCTTCACAATAATATCTTCTCGCGTAATCTGTTCAGGATCTCGGCGGGCCACAAGAGTTGTGTTATAAGTTTCATGCTCACTTTCAGGGCCATACTTCACCCGATAAAACTTATAGATTTCTAAGGTATTCTTAATATCCGGTGAGTGCATCGGCACTACATGATAGTCGGATGGATAAAGCTGGCGGCCATAAAGTGTAGCACGCCAAAAAGAGCGGGCATCATTCGTGTTATCGACAAAATTCTTGGCGCATTTTTCAAACTCGGGGTAAGCTAAAAGAAGAATTCCGTTAGGCTTTAGAACTCTTGCAAACTCCTTAAAGATAACTTCCCAATAATAGAGTTCGATATGCTCCAGAGCGTGAATCATCCAAATTTCATCAACTGACTCGTCTTCGTAAGGCAGAGCTTCTTTACGTACATCACAAACAAGATCTGGTTTGACCAAAGCATTTGTGGTACAATCAACGTTGATACAATCGGGTAGCAGGCTCTCACCACAACCAATATTGAGTATCACGCGATTTCCTCTTCTGGGCTAAGAGTCTGGATAATATTTCTCAGGTGTTTCTTCATCCTAAACTGTTCCATTCCACCTTCGCGTTCAAGCTCAGGTTTATAGAACTCCCGCAACTTTTCCACATTATCAAGATTAACTAGATCTGGCATGAGCATGTGGGAAGTGTACACTGTTGTGTCAACATAGACTGAGGGCTCTGGTTCGAGTTCCGCGCGTGCCCGCAAACAAAAGTAAACATCTTCTGTATGTCCCGGCCCAGTCACAAAATAAGGCGGTGTCATTGCCCGAATAAGGTCAACTTTAATAAGAACACAGGAAAATCCAACGGCCCCTGTTTTCACAAGTCCAGCGTCCGGTCCCTCTTTTATCAGATCGTCTTGCCAGTTATCATGGAACTTGAGATTCTTTCGTATCTTTCCATTCGATTGATTAACTGTATCAAAGTCACAGAACCACATCGGATGGAATGGATAGCCACGGATGAACGTGGCGGCCATGATAATATCTTTATCTCGTTCTCGCAATGTCCTGTAGGTGTGGGGCATCACAGCCACATCGTCATCTATAAAGAGAATATAGTCACACTCTTGTTCAAGAGCGATTCTAGCGCAATCATTACGCATCGCGTCGATTGCCATTCGATAGGGCGTGTAGAGAAGAAATGTGTCTTTTGGGTAATCCTTGCGGATTTGAGATTGAAGCTGAATATGAGAAGCGTACACAAAAGAGTGAACAGATTCGAGAGTATTGACCCCGATTAGAGTTTTCATGGTAAATTAGACAAATTCCTTTCCAGTCGTTCTGATTGAGTGAGTAGTTCAAATTTTACTTGTGTACGACCTTTGTGTCGGCGATGAGCGACAATCTTAAGTTTCAAGTTCCAGTCTTCCCGCCAGCGCATACAATAATCTTCGTAATCCTCCCACCTTCCTACGGCGGGACCGTTCCAGAAAAAAGATTTGATGTAGTTTTTCATATCGTTAAATAGGGGGGAGCCAGAGTGCCTCAAGAGCCCTGACTCCCGCCATATCCCAGAAGAGGTAGTGATCCCTTCTGAGAACTAGAGAAGACGTAAAAACGTCTTTTGAGTCGCAATAATCGCAGTACGAGAAGTTGTGTCAAAACTGGAGCTTTGACTGGCTGTACTCGTATACGAAGCCACATTGATGATATTGTGAACAATCGCAGTTGCAGAACCCGCCGCCGAGCGACTTACGGCATCTACACCTGTCAGGGTGTTTATGGCCATAATATCAAATGGCAGAATAGCGGTGAAAGAGTTGTAACTATCGGTGGAAGTTGTCCGAGTCGCAGTTACAATTCTGGTAGATTGACAAAGCCCAAAAACCTGAGCTTCACCATAAGCCAGTGGAGCGATTCCCCCGTTTGTTACCACAATCCCTGCGACTGCTTCTTGTCCCGCCCCGGCGGCGGCATTGGCATCCCGAATATCCAAACCATCGTTTGTACCATTCAGGATCAAGAAAACAGGCGCTCCCTGCGGAATAGTTT